ATGATTCTGTATTGCTCAGCGGTTTTCTTAAATAATACAAAAACACCCAATCTTACATTCTTGGGTGTAAAATTGGGTGTTTATTTTGCAATTTGCTGATTTTCAGCGTTTATTGCGGAGAGAGAGGTTGATGAACCTTATGGGTATCACTCTCTGTTCCAATATCTTATATCGCTATAATGCTGATACAGTAGCATGATTTTGACAAGCAGTGACAAGGCTTTGTCGAGGTTTGTCAGACCATTTTCGCTACGGCTACTGCAAAGTTAATAATTTTTGCTGAAATTGAACCCCTCCGTAATGTTAAATTTTCTTGAAATAATATAACTTTACTAAGCTGGAAATCAAAGGGTTCGATTCCAAGAAAGATTTGAACCCTACGGGGATTCCAGCTCTTTTACAACGGACCTACCCACTGGCTTCCGGGACAAATCTACCTGTTTAAACCCTAATTGCTTGCGCCTTGCGCATCTCTTTCACGTATTTTACCAACAGAGTTATAGAATATACCCTTTGGGGTATAAAAACAACAGCCGCACCCCGGTCTATACCATTAAAGGTATAATATTTAGGATTTGATCTCCCAATGGCCATTCTTGTCACTGCCAATCCTGACTACTAAGCCCTTTTCGCGAAGAGCCTTTGTTATCCTCTTTGCTGTTTTTTCAGTGACTGTCATAAGGGCGGCAAGCTCTCTATGAGTTATATTTGGATTAGATTTTATTATTTCTAAGGCTCTTTTTTGTGTCTCTGAAAGATTTATAGGGACATTTACAGGGACATTTACAGGGACATTTACAGGGACATCATTTCCCTTGGTTGTCATATTTCCCGGCGGACAAGCTCGGGCGGTGACCTTTAATATAAAGGCATCGAGATGGTAAGTAGGCGGCAGCATATCCACAGCCTCCATTTCTCTACTCATACGGTCAACACCTTCGCCAAATTCCTTTACAAACTTGTATGCTTTCAGAAACTGTGCGATGTGAGGATTGCGTGAGAAGTGCGTGTGACGGATGTTGTCAGGCTTGACGTTGCCAGGCAATGTACCGGGACTCTCAAATACAAGACGGTCATCAAACATCTTCACTTGTATTTCAGTGCCACGAATCGCATAATCACGGTGGCATTCGGAGTTGACCGTGAGCTCTTGTAGTACAAAATGAGGATATTCCCGTTTGGTTACAAACCGTCCGTCCTGACCGAGATAGGTAGGCTCGTCAATCTGCAATTCAAGCAGTTCAACCATCTTGTTTATCTGATTAAGAATGGTGCCTTCAAAAGTAATGTCTTTTACAACATTCATCTCAGCCCCGACTTTCTCCTCTGTACCTCGATATTTTATGAAGCGGATTCTTGCACGAGGAAAGAATCGTTGAGGGTTCTTTCCGAACAAAAGAATAGCAGCTGCACTTATCCGTTGGCCTGAATCGGAATCCTTTACATAGTCGTGGTTCTCGGTCAGAAACTCCATGACAGACTTTCCATAACCGAGGACATTCATATATTCTTTTACAGCCGTAAAGTCTAAATCATTAATTGTGGCATCTGATACCGGTGTATCCTCGAAAGACTGCACCCCTTTGTCGTACATCAGTTGCATACGCTCAAGAAAAGTCAGTTTTCGCGACTTATCACCTATTCTCAGATAACACTCGTCATTCTGGGTGGCGTGGAGATCAACGCTCGGCTGAATATGAAATAGCAATACTTTGTCAGGCTCACCATTCCTGTTAGTGCAGTCGATTAAGTCAAACGTGGCCTTGACCGTAGGATTGCAATAATCGTATGGCACACGGAGTAGCTCATTCAAATGCTTCTCACTTGAATATACACCCTCAATCTCCCTTTTGCGGTCAGAGATACCGACTGCGAGTTCGCCACCGTCTGCATTAGCCATAGCCACAAAAGTGACGGCCAGACCTTTCGGATCGATTGCAAAACTTTTGCAATCAAATGTCTGACCTTCCTCGCGGATCAATATGTCTTCAATCGTCATGTTCATATATCAGCCATGGCTCCAATGCCAACAATGCAAAGTTACGAAAATATCCTGACATATTGATGCTTACATCGAAATTATATCGTAAGCATTTTACAACTTTACAAAGTACCATTATCTTCTTACTCTGGAAAAACTTTATTCGTTTAACGACATGTCCGGCTGAAAGGATTATTATCAGCCGGATCATCGGCGTACAGTTCTGCTACCTGCGGGCGCATGCCATTGTGAGATTTAGTTATTTGTATAAAATATTTGCAATTCGCAAATTGCAAATTTGGTAGTATGAATTGACATGACCAAATTATTTTGAGCAACCTTATTGATTATTTTCCATATTGAAAGCGATGAGAGGCGGAGCGGTATAATCGCGAAAACGAAACGTACAACTTTCTAAAACGAAACGTACAATTTTCACTGTTTTTCACCCCATCAAAGCAAAGGCATTTAATCACCATTTAAGCGGTAATTAAATGCCTTTTGAACATCTGCAAAAAGCGTGGAAAATGTTGCTTTTCAGCTGCATTTTGTCTGCACTTTATTTGCTCAATTCGTAGAAAATCACTATCTTTACATAGTAATTAAGAGGTTCTTTTGCGTCGGTTTATCCCGTTCGCAAACCTTTCATGCAACCAGCTTATCAAGCAGGCAAATGATATTTGCCTTTATCTTGCGCCTGTCTCTTTCCCACTCTGTTTGTTCCATCCCTTTGTCATATTCAGGATAAGGCTTTTCTTTCGTCTTAAACTGAAAATGCTTGCACAAAGGATAAATGTAACGATAGGTTTTCACCACGAACACCTCCAAATCACCAAGTAGAAAAGCAACATTCGAGCGAACATAACCAGATGGAGATGTCGTGTTTGTGAGTATCTGTTCGTGGGTAAACTCACCTGTTCGCCTGTTGCGAAGAAAGCGCGTGTAATGAAAGCCGTAATACTTGAAATTGGCTGCTTTGTAGATTGTTCCGCAACCCAAACGACCGTCGGCAAAACTTTGTATCGCCACGACGTTCTCGTCCATCTTTCGGATCAACTTAATGCTGGCAGCAATTAACACCGTTTCTGCGTTCTTTCCGAGGCAATCATCAATCCACAGACGATTTAATTCACACATCCACGCTTTCGGGTTCGGATGGGTAAACAGCTTTGCGTTCATGTTCTTCATGTACCCGTAAACTGCAACACCGAGGCATCTGTCTGGCTCATCAGCGCGGAAGATACCGAAATTAAACACCCCAAAGCCGCCAAAGTTCCATTTATGGGAATAGTGGTGTTCTATCACCATTTGGCGGGCAAGTTCCTTTTCCACGGGTTTGATAAGCAGGTCGCCGAGCGACGAGGTTTGTTTCAGGACAAACAGATTTTCTTTAATCATTCAGCATACTAACAATGTTTTAATGGTTTATAAATATGGTTTGAGTTATTTTTCGTACTTTTGCAGTCCTACCACATACGAGCGGGCTTTCCGCATACACAAAAAAAGCGTCACAACGCGGTCAAAAGGCATATTAAGCCCCTGACTGTGCGTTGTGGCGCATCTTTGTGTTAGTATGTGGTAGGATACTACTAACAGGTCGGGGGCTTTTTCTTTCCCCCTCTTTCAGGTGTCTATCGGTTCAGCAGTTCGTCCACCTGCCGCTTGCATTCGGCGCGGTAGGCTTCAAACGTGCGCAGTTCCTCGGCGTGTTCGGCCGTGTTATCGCTGTTTGCCAGAATGGCAATCTGGTCGTCGATACTGTAACGCCTGCCGATAAGCCCTGCCACGAACTTGCCGCGGCGGTTTTCGTCGGTGACGGTGCGGGCATCGACGGAAATGCGGGTAGAACCGTCGGTTTCCTCACCTGTGTAGGAGTAGCCGCGGGCGGTTTCGCCGCTTTCCTCGTCCACCACCACGTCGGCGGGGGCTTCGTTCAGATAAAGCAGGTAGCTGTCCGCGTCATACCTTACATACTTCTTTCTTTCAATGTAACTTACTGTGTTCATTACTCTTTTTTATTGGTCGGGATCGACTATGCTGTAAAAGCAGCGTTTGCCGTCTGTCCCGATGGGTTGCTTGATTATTTTCGCTGCAACGGGTTCGGTCAGTTCCACGCCGTCAAGCTGGCGGATAAGGGCTTTTGACCCCGTGAAAGTGATGTGCTTTATCCAAGCCATGACGGGGTTGCCCTCGTCGTCTATCACTTTGCCCTGCTCGTCCTCCATCTGCTCGTAAATCTCATATTGCAACGTCAGCATTTCACCATCGTATTTCGATTGCGAAACGTCGAAAGCCGTTATATGGATTTCACGGTTCAGGATGGTGTCGATGTGGTATTTACCACCCGTTAATTTGCCCTGTTTGGGCTTAATGTCACTAAATTTTTTCATACCGAGTATTTTTAATAAATGATTGCTGTCGCAGTGTTTCATAAAGCCCATGCGTGAAGCCACGCGAAGCCTTATTTCTTCGTCAGGCAGTCCCTTTTTACGCAAAGCGGCCAGTTCCCTGCACAACCCCTGTTTGTTGCGTTTGCGGGCAAGGCAGTGGGTGTGGTAGGTCACGTAACCGACGAAATCGATGCCCCGACTTTCCACGGGATAGATTTGGAAGTTGCTTTTCAGCGTGAGCAGGCGGCTTTCATTCAGGTAATGGTTGATATATACCAGAACGCCGCTTAAATACTCCTTGCTGTCGGAAAGCAGCACTATATCGTCGGCGTAACGGTAATAGTACCGCACCCCGACGTCTTCCTTTAACAGGTGGTCGAGTTCCGAAAGGTACAGGTTGGCGAAATATTGGGAAATGTAGTTGCCGATAGGCACGCCGCTGGCCGAATCTATGATGCCGTCCAGAAGCCAAAGCACATCGGGGTCTTTCAGCTTGCGCCGAATGACCTGTTTAAGTATGCCGTGGTCGATGGAGGGATAGAACTTGCGCACGTCGATTTTAAGACAGTACCGCGTCCCGTCAGGGTCACGGCGCAGGTCGGTGCGCAACTGCCGAAGCAGCGAGTGAATACCACGCCCACGGATGCAGGCATGGGTGTTAGAGGTGAACTGTGGCGTCCAGACGGGTTCAAGCACTTGCATGATTGCCCATTGGACAACACGGTCACGAAAAGGCAGTTTATAGATTTCGCGACGTTTAGGTTCGTATTTGATAAACACCTCGTAAGAGGAGGTCGTATAGGTTCGGGTCGTCAGTTCCGCCTGCAACTGCCGCAGGTTAGCGTCTAAATCGGCCTCGAACCGTTTAACCTCGTCACGTTTCCTTTTGCCGTTGCTCGCATTGTGGAACGCCTGCAAAAGGTTTTCCATCGAGCGGATTTGCTCGAACAAGTAACCTTTTCGTTTCATCGGGTCTTCGGGTCATGGGGTCTATGGGTCTTAAAATCTGCTTTGCATAATCGGGAGCGGTCGAGGCTTGCGCCCTACTGACACCCTTTTTGGCCTGTCATCTTTTGCCGAGGGGCAAGGTTCATTTCCCTGTCGCTTTTATTTCTTTTCCAAAGTATAGGGGCGACGAGTAGTTCGCATTCGTAGTCGAAGCTGCGTTGTTCGCAGTCGAGTTGGACGCACCTGCGTTCGTGCCATTGTTCACGTTACCGCCAGCAGCCTGAACGCGCAAACTAGTCTGTGTGGCGGCGTTTGTCCAGAAATAGTCGCAGTAATACGTTGCGGTAGAACCGCCCACGGACGTAGGCATACAACAAAGTCCCTCATAGGATTTCTTTATGATATACCCCTCACGCTGCGGGCATTCGCACGTCTTACGCATACCCTCGCCGATATTTGCAGGGTCAAAAGCTGCATACATGGACTTTGCCACGAACACCTCCGTCTTTTCGCCTGCCGTCTGCGAAACGGTCAGACCGCGCACCCAACGCCAAAGGTTGCCAAAGCCAGCGTTTACAAGGCCGAAGAAAACGGGGACTTTACATTGGTACACGGCCACGCCGTCGGCGTTCGTCACGGAATAGTCCACAAGTCCTACACCGTCGCCCATTTCAAGCCCCACGCTGGTGGGAATGACGGGATACCAGCCGTTATAATTCCCCCAATCGGGCATGTTCGTAGCACCCGCGCCAAAACCGCCCTGACGCAGGCCGTTGGCATCAAGCTGGGCGTTGAAAGCGGCCTGCGAGTTGCGCGTGCCCATGATTATCTCGAAAAGGTATTCCACAACCGCACGGGCGACAAACCAGTTAGCCTCCCACCCCTCGCCGCGTTTGCGGGCATACGTTCCGAAAGCCGTTGTACTTAATGCCGTGGCGGGCATTCCCAGCATCGTTTTTTGCGGGGCATCGGCCGCCAGCGGGTAATTATCACCCAGTGCGTTGCCGTTGCCGCCACGATAACGGGGGTCGGTGGATATGACGGAACACAGTTTTTGTTCGGTTCTGTCCATCACACCCGCATCAATCCACGAAATGCCGCCTGCGGGAACGTAGATGCTGTTCTTTCCTTTGATAGGTTGGAACGTGACGGTCTGGATGCGGCGGTTGCCCTCCGTCCAAGTGGTGAAGTAGTGGGCGTTCCAGCACCACATGCACTGCCCCATAGTGCCGTCCAGCTTCGCGGGGCTGCCGTCATCAAAACGGGTGCTGTCCGCGGCATCCAGCTTGCGACGCTTGCGGTCGTCCGTAACCAGATAGCGGCCAAGACCCAATTTGGCAGGCAGTTCCTTTAAGGCCTGCAAAGAGCCGTAATACCCCGCGGCGGTGGGCGTAGCGGCCGTTTCGTCCCACCAGCGGCCTGCGATGGGGTTGCCTGCCGTCTGGACGGCCTCCTGCAAGTTCATGCGGCGCGTCTCGCCGCTCTCATCGACCACAGCAACCTGCATGTCGGACATGCTGCCCGTGGCGGCGTCAAGCTCGCTGATGCGCTTGCCGCTCTCAAAAGCCGTCAGAAGCTGGCGGACTTTTTCTTCTTCGTTTGCGTTTAATGCCATTTGAATGATGGTTTTAAGTGAATAATACGTTTGCGCCAGCCAGCAAAAGCGAGGCATGGCCTGATTTTATCAAAGACGGCCTGACGACCTCGACCGTGACGGTCTGGTGCAACGCCGTGTTTTCGGTGGGGATAACGTGGACGCGGCTTTTTCCAAGACCCAGCACCACCACCTCCCCATCAGGTTCGACGTCCACGGCTTTGCCGTCGGAAAGCCAGAGCACGTTTTGAACGGCGAACTGCGGCAGCAGGCTGGCTTTGATGTACTGTTTCACGGGGTTGCCATAGGTGATACGGCGCGGAGGTTCCACGGTCATGACAAGGGGAATGACGCGCCCCGCGCTGTCGGCCTGTATGGCAAAGATGGTCTGACGCACGGCCGCGATGTCCTGACGTATTTCCGCGTCGGACTGTTGCAATCCCGTTTTCGTGTCGGTGATACGTTTGCCGAGTGCCGTTTCGGCCGCTTCCGCACGCTGGCGTTCCCCGTCGATGTTCGTTTGCAGTGTGGCTTCCGCGCCCTTTGCCCTGTCGCTTTCCACCTTGACAGCGGCCGCAATGGCTCTGTCATAAGCAGCGGTGATGTCCTTTTCAAGCTGTTCAAGCAGTCCAGAAAGGGTTTCGGTGTCGGTGATGCCTTGCAAAAAGGTTTCGATTTCCTGCCAGCGGTTTATCGTGCTGTCCGCCGTGTCCTTTGCTTCCAGAAAGGTTTTAAGCGTGTTCGCCAACGCCCAAAAAGTGCTGTAATTCGCGCCCAGCGCGGAAAACGTGCTTTCCAGAGAGCCGAAAACGGCTGTCGGGTGCAGACGCTTCCGCAGGTGTTCCAAATTGGCGTTGGCCGTGTCGATTTCCGCCTGCTGGTCGCTGTCTTTCTTATGCAGCGCGGTGATTTCCTTGTCCTGCGCGGCATCTTTCTTGTGGATGTTCTCCACCTCAACCTCCAGAGCGTCGATTTCTCCCTGCTGCCGTTCGTCCGTGGCTTCCAGTTCCTCGATGTTCTCGGCGATGTTGTCGAACTGTTCGGCCGAAGACCGCTTGTGCGCGTCATAGTCGCTTTTCAATTCACGGTGCTGGCGTTCCAGTTCCTGCCCCGCGGTGGCGGCGTATTTGCCGTTCAACTGTTCGGGCAGTTCCTCTACCTGCGCGATGGGGATTTTACTTTCCTCCTTATGGACGTAGCTGTCGAGCCAGTCGGCAAACTGTTCCTCCGTCGGATACTTGCCGCGACGGAACCACGCCTTTAACTGTGCGATGCTTCTTATTGGCATTATAGTATTCTTTTATCGGGTTATCGTACTTTCATGATGTAGGCAAGGGTATAATACGGCGGGCGGTTTTCATGCTGCGCACCCCCACCCGTGGCGTTCGTGTTTCCGAACTGTACCGTCCTGTCGTGATAAGAGGTAGATCGAGGCGAAGAATTGTTCCCGCCGCCTTTCCATTTGCCGCTGTCCTCCTGCCAAAGGTTCTGCGGGTGGGTGTGGCTCGGCATTTCGTTGATGGTGAGGGCGTGTTTCTTCTCGCCGCCCGTGTTGCCGTATTTCTTGTATTCGTCATCGAGGTCGTTATAACCCACGATGAAACGACCGCGCAGGTCGGGAAGACGGAAGAAGCCGCTTTGCGTGGTGTATTGGAAAAGGCGCGTGAGTTTGACCCCTTCGGGCACGCGGGATTTGACCCCACGGGC